TATGCCTGAATTGGGAGACCCGGTCTGGGATACTATGGAGTTACGGGCCCCGTCCAGTGAAAAATGGGCACTCACAGACTGCTTTGGGTTGCGGGTTTTGGTCCGGGACCCATCGACTGTTGTCTGGGTCTTGAAAGACTTTTCTCTGAAACGCAAAGCTGTTGTTACCAGAACCCCGGACAAGACCATTAAGACGTACAAGGAAACGCCGGGACCAGTCTACGGATACTTTCCCGCGTCCGATTCGTACCCTCTGGTGTTGTTTGAGGACCCGTGGAGTGCCGCCCTTGGAGCATTGGACGGGCTTGATTCTGTGGCTCTTTGTGGAGCCACCGTCACCCGTGGAATGGCGCTCATCATTGCCGACCACTTGAAAAGGATTGACGCAATGGGGCGTCTGGTTGTCGTCGTCCCGGATCCCGATAAGGCCGGAACGGAGGGCGCCGCGCAGAGCGTCGCGCGCCTCGAGGCGCTGGGACTCAGGGCGGCTCGCTTTCCCGTTGCTGTGGACTACAAGGACTTGGATCCTCGCACCCGAGCCTCGTACGCCAAGACCATCCAATCTTTGCCGCTGCCACGGGCGGACGGTAACGTCCTGTGAAGCACCCGCACACTCCGCATTCGGTACTAGCGGCCGCAATCAAATCCCGTCCAGTCTGGGACGAGTTGGAAGCGGCCGGAGAGGCCGTCCATTTCTCGGACGAACTCCAACCAGTAGTTGAATATGTCCGGTCCTACTACACCGAGGACGGGAACGCGACTTCGGTGGACCCAGGACTGCTGCGTGAAGCGGTGGTGAACCAGACCAGAGACCCGAAACGACAGGAGTTATTGGACGGAATCGTCACGTCGCTGGTCCAGTCGGATCCGTCCGTCCCGAACGCTCGTAAGACCGTACGTGAGATCGCGGCCAAGCGCGTTGGCGAGAAACTAGCAACGAAACTGCTCTTGCCATCTCCGGACGGCCCTGACGCACTCGAGCTGATCCAGGAATTCGTGGAGCTGAGAACTGGAGGAGATGCCAACGAGGACCGTCCGCAGTGGTCCCAGGAAGCCATTGCTCCAGCACTTCAGGAACCCAGGGTCCCGATCTTCCCGAGGTCTCTGGGTGACCGGCTGCGCGGTGGGCTGTGGCCCGGCCATCACATGACCGTCTTTGCCCGTCCGGAAGTAGGGAAGACCGCGTTTGCTCTGAGCGTGGCTGTCATGGCGGCGTCGAAGGGCAAGTCCAAGGTGCTGTACTTGTCCAACGAAGACTCGGTCCGTGATCTGATGCTGAGGGCACTGGTCTTGTTCAACCGTTGTTCCGTGGATCAAGTTCTGGCCGATCTGGGACAAGCCATCGACACCGCTCGCCGCTACGGGGCAGACCGCCTCGTGTTTCGAGACATGGCCCCTGGATCGCTGGCAGAGGTCGAAAAGCACGTTCGCAAGCACAAGCCCGACTTGACAATCGTTGATCAAATGCGTAACATAGGAGTTGGGAAGTCCGCAGAAAACATGACGCAACGTTTGGACGTGGTCATGCAGGGGCTTCGCAACATAGGCAAGCGAAACGAGTGCGCCGTCCTGAGCCTGACGCAGGCCGGGGACAGCGCAAGAGACAAGGCGACTCTGGACGACGGAGACGTGGACTACTCCAATACCGGCGTGCCGGCCGGCTGCGACGTACTCATTGGTATCGGGTGTACGCCAGCTATGCGGGACGCGGGGGAACGTAGGCTCTCCGTCATAAAGAACAAGCCGGGTGGGTGGCACGGATACGCGGACGTGCGGCTGGACCCCCTGACGTTGGCGATCCGCGATTACAACACATAGGAGCTTTGTGATGCCCATTCCCAACTACATGGTCAAGGTTTTGGAAGAAGGAGACATCGGCAAGATTCAGGCGACCCTGGTGGACCGGGTGAACCGCGAGCTGTCGGAAATCGACAAGCCTGACCCGGACGGGTATCCAAACAACTGGGTCGTGACGCCCGAGGCGAAAGAAATGATCGCCATGCTGAAGGCGCTGGTCCACAGGAGTGTGTACTGCGACAAGTTCAAGAACAACCCGCGCCGCGGGGTCAGCACAGTCGTCGGGATCATTTCGCACATGATCGAAGCCGCATCCCGAGTGGATGCCTTGCTGGACCCGGACTGGACCGATGCGGACTCGGACAGAGTCAATGCGGCTGATATGACCGATTTGCTTCAGCTTAGGACGTTTCTTCGGCAGGCCATTGCGAGGTCACACTAAAATGGATATGGCAACGCCAGAACGGATGTACCGGGGTGCCAGCTACTCGTTGCGGAAGGCTTGTGAAGAGATCCTCGAAAAAGGAGGGCCGAACGATGGTCCGCTTGTGGGGCTTCCCGCCGAACCGCTGAATACGTGCCTGCGGGCACTGGACGAGCTGGACCGGATGGTCGGGATTTCTGTGGAAGGAAAAACGGTGCTGGCGCGCCGCCTCGGCGAGGCGTTCATTAGCGGGTCGGGGCTGCTAACAGGGATGATTGGGGGCGCGGCAAATTCGAAGCAGCCTGTCAAGCAGGCGCTTCATTGAGAGAGGGAGGGGAGACGGTCTTATGATGAACCCGATTACGACGCAAAGGGCAATAGCCCCTGTGGTGGGAGAACGCATTGCGTCATTTCTGTGTTCCGTAGCCCGGACTCACAAGACGGGCGTAGGGTTTACTGTAGCCGTCCCCTCCTATGTTCTTGTCCGCGTTGCCGAAGGATTGGCGTTACTGACTTCCAGGGACCAGATGGCGGCCCGGCTGACCGGACTTCAAGCATCGGTCCGGGCGGCCATTCGGGACGGGTCCTGGAAAGTGGACGGGGCGAACGACCCCGGTATCTACCTTTGAGCCTTCCATTCTACTTGGCCGACCCAGGACCACACTGGTACGAACGATTGCCGTGGACCTGCCTGGACCTTGAGACCACAAACGTGGACAAGGGCAACCCCAGGCTGGCCGAGAATCACGTTGTGGCCGCTGCGCTAGAAGCGATGAATCAAGACGGGCGTGGCGGAAAGGCCCATCTGATAGATGACCTTCACTTGCGCCGTTTCGGAGAGCAGCCGACCATTCTAGTGGCCCACAATGCCAAGTTTGAGCTTGGCTGGCTTTGGAGATACAACGCGAGTATGCGCAACATTCTTCCGTGGGACACGATGATCGCGGAATACGTCCTGGCTGGCAACAGGCCCGTGGACCTGTCTCTGGACGAAATCGCCGAAACTTACGGACTGCCGGGTAAGGACCCAGTCGTAGACCGGATGATGAAGGCCGGAGTCTGCCCATCCGAGATGCCAGAAACGTGGATACGCCAGCGAGTTCTGGCAGACGTTCGCACGACCATGGCCATCGCCCGCGAGCAATACGACCGTCTGAAGAGAGCCGGGCTACTGCCCGTTTTCTTCACTCGTTGCATCTTCACGCCGGTCCTGGCGAGGCTGGAGATGGAAGGGCTGCATCTGGACTTTGACCGCGTCGTGACGGAGCAAACAGCAGCCCAGCTACAGCGGCGCGCGCTCGACGAGCGCCTCCAATCATTGACTGGCGGGATCAATATCCGGTCCCGCAAACAGTTAGCCGAGTTCTTATATGACAAGCTCGGCTTCGCAGAGTTGCGCGACCAGCGCGGCGACCCAATTCGCACTGCCAGTGGCCAGCGCTCGACAGACGCCGCCACCATTGCGGCCCTTGTCAAAAGGACTCGAGAGCAGCGCGAAGCCGTCCGGAATCTGACCGAGTACGCCAAGATAGACGGGCTTCTGTCCAAGTACCTGGACTACTTCGCGGCTGCGGTAAGCAAGGACGGGCGGATCTATGGACGGATCAACCAGTGCGTCACTCAGACCCACCGAACCTCGTCGTCCGCGCAGCGCATCATGACTCCGAACGGTGAGCGCGGGGCGCAATTTCAGAATATGCCTCGTAACCTCAAGCGGCTGTTTTATGCGGCTGATATGGCCGATAGACTGATCTGCGAGCTTGACTACGCCCAGCTAGAATTTCGTGTGGCCGCCGATCTGTCCGGAGACCGTCAGGCTTTGGAGGATATACGGAACGGTCACGATGTTCACAAGTTCACGGCCTCCGTCCTGAAAAACAAGCCGATCGAGGAAGTCACGGACAAGGAACGCACCGAAGCCAAGCCGCACACGTTCAAGCCATTGTACGGAGGCCAGTCCGGGACGGCGCGAGAGCGGGCCTATTACGCGGCGTTTCGCGAGCGTTACCCGGCCATCGACCGGATGCAGCAGGAGTGGTTGGGGACCGTCCTGCGAGACAAGGAATTGAGAATTGCATCGGGACTCAAGTTCTACTGGCCTGACACGCGGGTCCAGGAGAGCGGATACATCACCAACACGCCAAGCATCTTCAACTACCCGGTTCAATCGTTCGCTACAGCGGACATTGTTCCTATAGGAGTGACGCATCTGTTCTGGGCTGGATTCGGGATGGGGTGGAGACTGGTCAACACCATCCACGACTCTGCGGTCCTGGAGATACCGGCAACAGTCTCTACGGAATTGGTGGAGTCGGTGGCCAGGGAGAACATGGGGGACCGCGTGGTGGACTACGTGGAAAAAGTCTACGGGCACCGGATGCAGGTACCATTGTCGGGAGAGTTTCTGATTGCTCGTCATTGGGGCGACAAACAGGATAGCCAAGTACGTACTGGAAAGTTCTAGGAGAAAGCATGAGTACAACGAAATACGAAGGCCGTGTCTCGAAGGTCTACACGAGCCGTTACGGCGGGTCGTTTGGACTGGAAAGCCATCAGGGCCTTTACTTCAACACGAAGCAGGCGCTTCCGCCGTGGCTGGCGGCGGGGTCCGGCGTGTCCTTCGAGGCGACGATGGGACGTAACGGCAAGTCCGTCTACGTCACAGATGCCACCTTGGTGGAAGTGAAGCAGCAGCCAGCCCCCGCCGGACAGTCTGGTGGGTTCATCGACCGCGACGCGAGCATTCGGTACCAGTCGTCCCGCAAGGACGCGCTGAGTATGGTATCGTTGCTGGTCCAGACGAACGCACTCTGGAATCCGGACAAGCGTCCCGTCCAGTCCAAGATCGCCGGAATCATCGAGTCTGCTGTGGATCGCTTTACCGCAATCTACTTCGAGGACATTGAGACTCTGGGCGCTCTTGACCGGACTCCGCTTCCCGAGCCAGAGCCGGCGCAGGTCCGGACCAAGGCCAAGCCGGTCGAAGAGGCGGACGAGGAGTTGGAGGAGTAAGTTTATGGAGGTCGTGGTTGACGCAGACGGGCTTGTCTATCTCGTTGGTTTCGCGTGCCAGTCGTCGGACTACCGTGTGACGGTACTGGACGAGAAGAGCGAGGTGCAGGACATACTCGTGGTCTCAGGACTGGACGAAGTCCGGGCCCTGGGATCGCAGTTGCGGGAAGGGGAGCGGATCGAGACGGAGCATCTGGTGACAGAAGAACCGCTGGAGCACGCTCTTGGGTCTGTCAAACGGTCCCTGCTGGCAATCGAACACGCACTGCGGGTCGACCACGGCCTCCATTTTGAGAACCTGGAATTGTGGCTGACTGGAGAGACGAATTTCCGGGACGTGTTTGCGACGATCCGTCCCTACAAGGGCAATCGAGAGAAGGTCTCCAGGCCCGTTCATTACGAAGCAATTCGGGCATACCTGAAGCGCCGTTGGGGCGCGCAGGTAACAGAAGGGATCGAGGCGGACGACCGGGTCGCTGAGATTTCGTACTTCCACAAGCACAACCCGGACGCTGTGTGCGTCGTGTCCCCGGACAAAGATTTGCTGACGGTCCCTGGCCGGCTATACAACTTTCGCGCCAAACCGCGCGACCGGATGCGGATCGTCTCTCCGGACCAGGCCAGAGTCAATTTCTATCGACAGGTCTTGACCGGAGATGCGACTGACAATGTGCTCGGGTGCTACAAGACGGGACCAAAGACCGCAGAAAAGATCGTGACTATGTCCCAGACGGAGGAGGCATCTGCGCGGCTCGTTCTCGAGGAATTCGAAGCATCAGTCAAGCGAGCCGGGTGTCCATACACGGACGCAAAGGCCGCGTTCCTGGAGACCGGGCGATTGCTACATCTGCGTAGATTCAATGGCGATCTGTGGGCCCCCCCGTGGGACCGCCAAGTAAAGTATTACGGAAAGGAGACGCATGATGCCGAAGCGTCGTAAGAAGGCGCGGTACGAAGCCCGGTCCAAGTTCGAGCGGTCCCTGATGGACCGTCTGGACCAAGAGGGGGTCTTTTACACATACGAGGCCAGGGTCTACTCGATTCGTGTTCCCGTTGTGGGAGCGCTATGCGCGCGGTGCGAGGGAGACTTGATAACGAAACGGTCGCGGTACACTCCCGATTTCTTCTTCCGCAACTGGGTCATTGAGGCCAAGGGCAAGTTTACGCCCAGGGACCGAAAGCGGGTCCTGGCGCTACTGGAATGCAACCCCTTGCTACGGGGGAAATTCGGGATACTGTTCCAGCGCGACAACTGGTTGACAACCGCGCACAAAATGCGCTATACTGAATGGTGTCGGGCATACAAGATTCCGTGTGCCGTCGGATACTTCAAAACTGAATGGATGAAGCCATGAAAGGACCAACGTTCGAGTGGGTCATGTGGGCGGGGGCTATACTGATCTTAGGAGGATTCGGGGTCTCGGTGGTTCTGAGCGTGGCCGAAGTACTGAAATGGCTTGGATAGCCTCCATACTTCCTCCTGCGGCCCTCTGGGGGCTCGGGGCGGCCTTCCCGGCCGTCCTGGCGGAGTACCTCTACAAGACCATGCCGCCGTGGCAGGATTGGTGGGAAATGCTGTGGGCGTGGATCCCGCTGCAACTGACCATCGGCTACTGCATCTTTCGACTGGTGACGATCCCGCAGTCCACGTTGCTGGACGCTTTTATCGTGTGGGCCCTGTCCACCACGGCGATGCGGGTGTTCGTCTCTGTCGTCTTGCTAGGTGAAACGATCAAAGGCGGGACTTGGTTTGCCCTTGGCCTTCTGATTATGGCAAAACTGGCGCAAACCTTCTGGGGGCGTTGATGTTACCGACCGACGCAGCAGCGCGGAAGCGCGTTCCACTTTACTCGGGAGTGGACGTGTACTTCCCGGATGCCCTAGTCGAAGTGGCCAAGGTCTCTTTCGAAGGGAACGAGCAGCACAATCCTGGCCAGCCACTTCATTGGGCGAAGGAAAAGTCCACGGACCACGAAGACTGTATCCGGCGCCACACACTCGACGCGCTCCATTGCAGCGGGGCCGAGAGAATCAAGCACATGGCTGCCCGCGCGTGGCGGGCCCTTGCGGCCCTTCAGACGGAACTGGAGAAACCAGAGTGAGCCAACCCAGAATTTTGGTCCTCGACATAGAGACCTGTCCCGGACAGGCGTACATCTGGTCCATGAGAGATCAGTTCATACCGCTAGAGCGCCTCATTTCTTCCGGCCACACGATTGCCGTCGGTTACAAGTGGCACAATGAAGTAGGCGGAGTCCGGTACAAGGAGGCCTGGCCCTACGATTCCAGGGCCGCCCGTCTGGAAATGCTCACGGAAATTCACGCTGCGCTGGCCGAAGCGGACGCCATCGTGACGTACAACGGCAAGCACTTCGACCTGCCGCGCCTCAACGGGGAGTTCATCGAGTTCGGACTGTCTCCGCTTCCCAAGATTCCGCATATCGACCTGTACCAGACAGTGCGCGGGTTGGGTTACATCAGCGGTAAGCTGGAGTACGTCCTGCGCCGTCTCGGGGAAAAAGAGAAAAAGGACTCGGGCGGGTTCAAGACGTGGCGCGGGTTCATGCTTGGGCTCGGATCGGCCCGACGGAGGATGCGGAAGTACGGGAAACAGGACGTAGCCGCGACAGACGCCTTGTACACCCGGCTGCGCCCGTACATGACGAGTCACCCGCGTCTGCACCCGCGTCCCCATTGCCCGGCGTGCGGCTCCAAGCACACGCAGCGGCGCGGGTACCGGATGCTCGACGTCTACAAAGTTGAGAGGATTCACTGTCAGTCCTGCGGCAAGTGGTCAGACGGAGAGAGGAGCAAAATATGAGCAATGGTGGATGGGTCTCGATGTCGGATCGCAAACCTCCCTACGGGCAGCGCGTTCTGGTCCGGGACGTGCTCACGAGAATCGGAGTTTTAGACCGTACCGACAAACAGGGCGACTTGTTCCTTGTCGAGGGAGAACCAACGGAGGACGCCGACAGGCGGGACATTCAATACTGGATGCCGCTGCCACAATGAGGAAGCTCGGAGACAAGACGGTCGTTAACGTCAAGGCCGGGCGGTGGTACGCCTTGGCCTTCGGGGGCAAACCGTACTTCGAGGAGTGCTGTGACTGCGGATTGGTGCATAGAGCGAGACTCAAAGCAGAGGTCAAGGATGGGCAGATCAGGGTTTGGATCAAGTGGGACCCGGATGAAAAACAGACGCGGATTGCGCGTCGCCGACCGCAGAGGTTTACTAAGCGTGCCTAGCTTCCTGGAACACTTGAGGTGGGGCGTTGGCGGACCGGCGCTGGTGGTAGCCTGCGTGGGAGCGGCCATGGGCGCCGTTGCGGTCTACAACTATATGCAGAGCACCGGCTGCGAGGAGGCTTACGATGCGCTGTACGCGACGAAACTCTGCCTAGAGGACAAAAACTTCAAGTGCTTCGTAACTCCGGACGACCTGACTCGATACCGGACTGGCTACCAGAAGTATATCGACCAGGATTGTGTTGCAGAATACGGCGACCCAGCGACACCGAAGAGGGGAAAACCATGACGTCTGTACAGTGGACCGTTGTCGTGCTTTCTACGTTTGCTCTGATCCTGTCGGTGTTCCGTATGTGGAACAAGGATACGCGGGGGGCCTACAAGGTGGCCTTGGTGGTGATCTTGCTGGCGTTAGTAGCGCTGGTCTCCGGGTGCGCGGTCTCTCCGGAACGGCGGCCGTACATGGAGGTCGGGATGGCCTACGATACGCAGCACACCGTGGGCAACAACCCGCAGTGCGTCGTCCGCATCCGGCAGCCAATCGGTTTCGGTCGGTTGGAGCCGGACTGGCTTACCATCGGCTACCAGCACCAGTCGTCCTGTCCGGACCAGCGGGACCGAAACACTGTCGACGCTATCGAGATCGTCGCCAAGATTCCACTCGGGAGAGAGTCGCCATGACCGACCGCTTGTTCGAGCTTGCGGAGAGGGCCAAGCCATGAACCTAGACCCCAACGCCATTCTCGCCAATATGAGGGGCATGGCCGATCAGCTTGCGCGGTCGTTTCTGAATGCTACCGTATGGCGGGTGGCGTGGAGCCTGCCGCTGAAGCTGTTGTTGGTGATTGCGGCAATTGTCTTTGTTGC